GGCTTCGGCCGGCGAGAAACGCCGGGCCAGTGAGTTTGACAGCGCTGCAGGCAGCGAAAGCACGGGTACGGCCTCCGCCGCCCCGGCCGCTCCAGCGGCACAAGCCAACGCCGCAGGGATCGACGAGACATCGCAGGGAAAGATCGCCTTTTTCGTCTACTGGGAATCTTCCAAGAGGTTGGCTGAGGCCGGCGGCGTCGCGTCGCCCCCCGCAGCGACCGAGGCAATCCTCAAGCAGTTCGCCAAGGAAGGTGGCAAGATCGGCGACATCGGCGGCGAGCGTCCGCAGCATGGTGGCCGCATGGCCCGCGCTACTGGCGGTCGCGCCAAGGGCAAGACGAACGTCAACATCATCATCTCGACCGGTCGTCCTGCCATTGATGGGGCGGCGGGGCAGTCTGGCGTGCCGGGTGGCATGGGTGGCCCTGGTGCCGCCCCTGCCGTCATGCCTCGTCAGGCCCCTGTGATGCCTCCTGCGGCTGCACCGATGCCGATGCCCCAGATGGGTGGCGGCATGCCGATGCCTCCCCCGCAGATGCCTCCTTCGGGGCCAATGATGGGGCGGAAGGCTGGTGGCCGCGTCTATCGCACTTACAAGGACATGGACGCTGGCGCTGGTAGCGGCCTCGGTCGTCTGGAGAAGACGGAGATTGAACGTCGGAAGTAGTCACCACTTCTTCCGATTTAAGTTACCGTAGCGGGCGCCTATAGCTGCGGTAAGAGACGGGGGTATTGCCCCTCCCAATGCCTCCGTCTCGACCGCAAGCTCTTGAAAGATCATCACATGCTCACATTTAACAAAAAAATGGCTGAACAATTCAAGAAATTGGTTGACGAACGTGTAGACGCTCTTAAAGATGACATGGCAGCCGGTCATTTGTCGTTGGAGGACTACAAAAAGACAGCGGGACGTATTCAGGGTCTCATTGAGTCGCTTTCTATAATTGATGAGGCTGATTTTATATGCGAAAGAATGTAACAGTGGAGGTTTTTTGTGACGCTTATGCTAATGCAACACGACGTTGATCCGAAGAAGAAGCTCAAGGATGACGTTGGCGATTTAAGTAAGGTTGAAATTTTCAACAATCAGGTTCTTGTTGGGGTTTATATCCGCCCCTCTAAGACAAAGAGCGGTATCTATCTTACCGATCAAACCACAAATGAGGATAAGTATCAGGGTAAGATTGGTCTTGTTCTCAAGAAGGGTGCAACTGCTTTTGTTGACCCCGAAAATCAGTGGTTTTCAGACGTTCAAATCAATGAAGGTGATTGGGTTTTGTTCCGCCCCTCTGATGGCTGGAGCGTAACTATCAACGGCATTCTTTGCCGCATCATTGACGATCATGCTATTCGCGGGCGCGTCGATCAGCCCGATCAAGTTTGGTAAGGGCTAGATTATGTCAGGAAGCAAGGAAGAGCTTGATATTGTTGTTGAGCCCGCCGATCCCGTAGCTCAAGAGCCTGAAATCAAGGTCGAGAAGGCGGAGGAGAAGCCTCGTCCGGTTATCGCGCCGGAAGATGGCATTGAGACGCTGCGGCGCCAGCTTGAGGCGGAAAAGCGCCTTCGCCTGGATGCCGAGCATCGCGCCAATGAGGCCGCCCAGCAGGCGCATAGCGCCCGTGGAGAGGTTGAGGATAGCAATCTTCATCTCATCAACAACGCCATTGGCACCCTTCGGCGTGAGAGCGACATCCTGAAGGGGAATTTACGGGCGGCGCTGTCGTCTGGCGATTACGACTCGGTCGCCGAGATCCAGGAAGGCATGTCCTCCAATATTGCCAAGCTCCTCCAGTTGGAGAATGGCAAGGCCAGCATGGAGGCCGCTCCCAGGCGCGAGCCTCCGCCGGTTTATACGGCCCCGTCTGACCCTGTTGAGGCCTTCGCGGCAACGCTCTCCCCGCGTTCCGCTGATTGGGTTAGGCGCCACCCTGAGTGCGTCCACGATCCGCGTCTGACTCGGAAGATGATCGCGGCGCATAATCTGGTCGATGCAGACGGCATCAAGGCTGATACCGACGAGTATTTTTCAGCTATTGAGAGCATTATGGGCATTTCGTCGCAGCGATATGAAGCTCCGGCTGAATCTCCCATGTCTGGCGCGTCATCCGGCGCGCAACGCCAGTCGATGCCGCCGGCTGCACCTGTCAGTCGAAGCGGAACTGCCGCTGGAACGCGCTCCAATGTCGTCAGATTGACGCCAGAACAGCGTGAAATGGCCCAAATGATGGGCATGTCGGATACTGAATACGCCAAAAACCTTGTGGAACTCCGCAAGGCTGGCAAAATTCATTAGGAGAAATGAAATGAGCGGTTATTCGCCCCAGCGCCCCGGTCGTCCTAGCCTTCGGCCGTCCGCAATTAGTATTGACAGTGATGTTCCTCTTGAAGTGCCCAATGATATTGCTGCCATCACCAGGGCAGTGAATGAATTAGAGCAAGGCATTGACCCGGAGCCTGCTGCGCAGCCTGTTCCGCGTCGTCCAGAACAGCGTCCTGCCCTTCGCCCCGAAAACTCGCGTGAACTTGCTGCCAAGCGAGCCGCCGAGATTATGGGCGCCATCGGTGGCAGCGTTGATGAGGGAAGTGACAAGTTCTATGTCGACCACAGGATTGTTCCTGACGGTTGGGACTACAATTGGAAGCGCAAGACCGTTTATGGCATGGAAGATCCTGCCTATCAGGTGTCTCTGGCGCGCACTGGATGGGAGCCCGTGCCTACGGAACGTCATCCGACCATGATGCCGACCGGCAATTACCCTGTCATTGAGCGTGATGGCATGGTGTTGATGGCTCGCCCGAAGGTTATCAGCGAGCGATTTGAAAACGCTGAGAAGAAGAAGGCTCGCGATCAGGTCAAGATTAGGGAGCAATCTCTCAATCAGAGCCCTGATGGACAATTTGGCCGCGACCATCGCGAAGTTCAGGCTAAAATCAAGAAGGGCTATGAAGCCATCCCGATCCCTAATGATTGAAAATGTGTAGAGGGGTGTAAAAACCCCTTTACTTCTGCCTTTTTCTGTCTATAGGTCATGACGCTCCTCCCCCCGGCGTGGGAGGCTTTCTGATCCCCCCGGTTTAAGTCGCCTCGGTGTGCGACAGCAAACCAGCACAGAGGAGCAATCCCATGCCGAATACTTCGGCTCCCTTTGGTTTCCTTCAGTATTACGGTGGCGCCGGTGGCGTGCCGACCTTTGCACAGTCCGTCCGACGCATTGCGCCGTCGAACACCAATCCGATTTACTGGGGCGACCCGGTTGTCCCGGTGACTGGCACTGTGACCGGTTACATCACCAATGCCGCCGCTCAGATCGCCACCTACAACGGCACCGTTGTGTGCGCTGGTATCTTTGTCGGCTGCAAGTATCTGTCGGTCTCGCAGAAGCGCGTGGTTTGGAGCCGCTACTGGCCGGGTTCCGACGCGAACACCCTTCAGGATGTTGAGGCTTACGTCATCGACGACCCCAACACCCGCTTCATTGTTCAGGCCACTGGCTCCAGCTTCTTCAACGCCAGCGCGACCCCCTCGGTGATCTCTAGCCTGCCGATTGGCCGGTATGTCACCTGCAATCTGGGCGCTGGTAATGCCGCCACTGGCACTTCTGGCGCGTATATCGACGCGGTTGCGACGGCGGTGACTTCGCCGTTCATCATCGTTGATTACGATTTCTCCCCGCCCGGCGCGAACGGCACCGACCCCAGCACGAACTTCCCGCAGGTGGTCGTCGGCTTTAACAACGAGGCTTGGCGCTCTAATGGCGCTGGTCCGACTGGCATTTCGTGATCGGAGGGCTGAACAATGGCTGTTAATCTTTCTGCTATTAAGGACCTCTTGCTCCCCGGCCTTCGCGGCGTCGAGGGCAAGTATGAGATGATCCCGTCTCAGTATGATAAGATCTTCACCAAGCACGAGTCGAAGATGGCTCTGGAGCGCACCGCTGAGATGCGCTACCTGGGTCTGGCGCAGCTTAAGACCGAAGGTGGTCAGACTGCGTTCGACAATAATGCTGGTGAGCGTTTTGTCTACAACCAGGAACACACCGAAATTGCTCTTGGGTATGCCATCACTCGCAAGGCGATTGATGACAACCTCTACAAGACGCAGTTCCACCCGTCGAACCTTGGCCTGATCGAGTCTTTCCAGCAGACCAAGGAAATCTACGGCGCCAACCTGCTGAATACCGCGACGACCTACAATGCGTCGGTTGGCGGTGACGGCGTGGCCCTGTGTTCCACGGCGCACCCGATTGACGGCGGCACCGTTGCCAACACGCCGACCATCCAGGTTGACCTCAATGAGGCCACCTTGCTGAACGGCATGATCTCGGTGCGAACCAACTTCCGCGATCAGGCTGGCCTGAAGGTGTTTGCGCGCGCCCGCAAGCTCATTGTCCCGCCGCAGCTTGAGCCGGTTGCTATCCGCCTGACGAAGACGGAACTGCGCCCCGGCACGGCTGACAACGACGTCAACGCGATTGTGTCGACGGCCGGTGGCCTCCCCGAAGGCTACATGACCAACGACTTCCTCACGTCGGCTTTTGCTTGGTTCCTTCTGACGAACATTGATGGTTTGTCGTATATGGAGCGAGTCAAGTTTGAGACCGACATGCAGGTGGATTTTGTCACTGACAATCTGCTTGTGAAGGGTTACGAGCGTTACTCGTTCGGTTACTACAATTGGCGTTCGATCTTCGGGTCGTTCCCCACTTCGTAAGGAGGCCGGCCTATGGCTATTACCGCCCTTTCTGGTCCTTTGGTTGTTTTTGGGCAGCAGCCGGCTGGTGTCGGCCCTACGCCTGATTACAACCCGGACCTTGGTCCTTCGTTGTTTTTTGCTGGTGCCGGCATTCTCGACCCGCGCGCTGCCTATTCCTATGCTCCAGGTCAGGGCTCTACAGCCCTGACTGCGGGCTTCATCGGCATGGACAACATCACCACGCTCAACGTGGTGCCCTACACTGCCGCCTCTGCTGCTATTGTGGCTTCCGCAAACCCCACGTCGGCTACGCTGACTCTGGTGTCTGCGGCCTCGGCTACAACTGGCGTCTCGATCATCCCCTCGATTGTCCGCGCTGACACAAACGTGGTTGACACGGGCGTGAGCGGGGCCGGGCTTGTGGGTATCGACACCTATGCGTCTTTCACCGCTAGCATTGCCGGCACAGTGATGACCGTGACAGCCAATAGCGCCGGGCCGATTTGCATTGGCATGACGCTATTGACTGCCGGTGGCACGGGCACCTTGGCCTCTGGCGTGACTGTGGTGGGCTACGGCACGGGCGTTGGTTATGTCGGCACCTATATCGTCAGCACGTCGCAGACGATTGGCTCCGGCACCATCACGGCGTCTCTTTCGGGCGCCACGCTGGCCTCGGGCATCGACTTTGGAAGCAATAGCGGCCTGACTCTGTGGAATCCCATGGCTATCCTGGGTCGCGCTGTCAGCATCACTGCTGCTGCCGCCGCGACCTACACCACCGCAACCGTGAACGGCTACGATGTATATGGTTTCCCGATGACGGAAGCTATTACTATCACTGCCGCATCTACTGTGAACGGCAAGAAGGCGTTTAAGTATATTCGTTCTGTCGTTCTTAGCGGTGGCACGGCTGATACAACGCACGCCTACTCGGTTGGCACCACAGACATTATCGGCTTGCCGATCCGGTCTGATTTCTTTGGTGACATTCTGGTGAACTACGCAGCCTCACTGACGGCGACGACGTTGGTTACGGCGGCCACGGGCTACACGGCTTCGGTGCAGACCACTCCGTCCACCACTACTGGCGATGTGCGAGGCACCTATACCTTGCAGTCCGCATCTTCCACTGGCGCAAACCGCT